GTCCTATCTCACGTATTTGCTGGCGTAAAGACTGGTTCATCTTGTCTTGAGCTTGTGTTAACCTAATCTGAGCTAAAGCAGCAGTTGTCATTTTTGGTTTTACAAGACTTAATAGCTCATTCGCCCTAACATATTCATCGCTAAATTCTGAGGTAGATTTGGTAGCGGTTTTAAATTCATTCTGAAGATTTTTAGTAGCTTTGCTGGCCGTATCGGAGTTATTTTCAAGAGTTTTTAATTTCTCATTGAGCAGAAATAATGAGCTAGTTAAACGATCTACATCTGCCTTTCTTTGCGCAGTTATACCAGTTCCGAATAATTTCTCAAAAAAACCTGGTTGCTGGGCTTCAGCTAGCGCATCTTGAACCTCTGCTATTTTTTCTTTAATCATACTAGAAGATTCAGGAAGATCAAACATAAGTACAAGAGCCTGTCTTACTGATTTACTAGCCTCTTTAAGTCTTAGAAACTCGCTCAGAAAACCACCAATTTTAATCAAAACAGCGTCGAATGTGTTTCCAAGTAATTTTATACTGCTATCCAAAGTATCAAGGGTACGATCGAACTCATCGTTCAAAGAAGTAACGTTCTTTGCTTCTTCACCAACAAGTCGCAAACTTCTAGCTAGCTCATCTGATGCAAGGGCAAGACTAGGAATAACCTTTAAAATTTCTTCTCCTTTAAGGCCAAAAGAGGCTAGAACTGCTGTGGTATCGCCTCCGGTATCAGCTATTTTTTCAAGACCTTGGAGGAATTGTTGGAAAACGGTGATTTTAGAACGTCCAAAAGTTTTCTCAAGTTGTTTTCCAGTTTGTCCAGTAAGTTTTGACAAGCGTTCTAAGGAATCTCCACCCTCTCGAATAACTGCATCGATAGCTCTAAAAGTGCGACCGGTAGCCGATCCGGCCAATTCAGCCGATACACCAATTTGAGCCATCGTAGCAGCAAGCGCAACAACAGAACCGGAACCAATTTTAAAAACTGAAGTAGCTCTAGATACTTCACCAGCAGTACTGGCTATCTCAGCTTCAGTAGTAGCAAAATTATTACCAAGAACAACTATTTGGGAAGCAAGCCTTCCAGCCTGATCTATGTTTTCTACAGTAACAGTTAATAGACGTGCAATAGCATTTGAAGCTTGTTCACCAGCCAAATTTGAAGATCTTCCAAGCTTGGCGATAACAGTAGTAAACTCGCGGATATTTTGAGAGCCTTTGATACCTAGTTGACCGGCGGATTGAGCAAGAGTGAGGAGTTCGTCAGTTGCAACAGGAATAGAGAGGGAAATGGCCGTTATATCTTTTCCGAGATTTTGAAGATCGGTACCCGCCAAATCGGTGGCTTTACCTACCCCGACCAACTCTTTTTCAAAGTTGCGAAAAGAGGATAGTGCTTTGGTGATGATAGTTACTGCTGCTGCTGCTGTGGCTAGTCTTCCAATACTCCGAGATAGGCTAGTGACCACACCATCAGTCTGCTCACCTTGCGCAGAAAAAAGACGCAATGACTCACGGGCATTATCAACTTGTCTGGTATCTACTGGGATTCGTAAGACATCTGTATCAGCCACTAGGTATCCTTTTTTGTAACTAAACGATCAACAAGCCAATTTAGTTACTCAGATGTTTTTTGACTTTCTGAAATGTAAATTTTATCAATCAAACATAAGGCAGTTATCTCCCATTTTTTTAAAGCAATATCCTGTAACCGGCTCCAATCAGTAATATCTCGATAACTGATTGGAGCCGGTCCAGAACATGTTATTCCACGCGCCCTGTGCAACTCTATGAACCATCCCCAAATGTGGTTAACAAGAGAGCTTAGAATTGGTTGATCTAACTGATGAGGACGGTTACCTGTAGTTTTCCAGGCTGTTATATAATGCTCCCGTACAGACTTACCATCCTCCAAAACGTTTAACTGAAACTCTGACTCTGCGAATGCAAGTAATTCAGCTGTCAGATCTTCATAAAAAGCGACAAATCACCAATAGCCTCGTCTACTTGGGTAGCAATCCACGGTAGCCGCTTATATAGTTTTTTTGCGTTGGCCGGACTGAAAACAAGTTCTTCATCGCCAAAAGTAATGGTTTGCTTATTTCCTAATTTTTCGTTTTCACAAGACCACCCAGTCGTACAGGCCACTAGAAAATTCAGCTCACGTTCCTGCAATTTAGCACTGGTCTGTAGCTCGATATCCTTACCGCGCTGCTTTGCACGATAGGCTTTACGTAGAGCATCATCAATCTGATTTCGAGAATAGTCTTGACAAAGCTTAGAATCTTTACCAACCACAAAAATAAAGATTCCAGTACATTTGTCATCGACAGGAGAAAGCAATTCAACGCTAATACTTTCATCGCAAGCAGCTTGTGTATCTAGTTCTAAAAGATCCATTTTGACAATTTCCTCAAAAAAAAAATAACTCGGCGATTAACCAAATTTAGTAAAATCAGACTGCTTGCGAATCCTGATAAATCAGAGTTCCAAGAGGAAGACCTTCAGTTATATCTGTATTTTCCAACGCTTGAAAAGGCATCGTTTGGAGTAATGCATTATTGGCTACTGATTTTGCGGCATCGGAAAACTTAACCTTAGGCAACGTAATTGCCACGAAATCTGCGGTATCTGCATTATCAGTTGTGAGAATCAGGAGTACTGCAACTTCTGTCTCATTTAAGAATAAATCACGCTCGGTGGTGTCCTGAAAAAGTACCGTCAGAGTACCGTTGGCTTTTAGAACTCCTGGTAAAATGTCCGGCCCAATAACACTTCCGATAACATCTTGTGCAGCGTATTGACCATCAACTGTGATATCGGATACCCCAGTAACAGTAGCCTGAGCTACTCCATTGATAAACAATGAACCGTTTGGACCTGCTGTAATACCAGTGGTTGTAGCACTTGTCGGAGCGGTGAAATATGCTGATGTGCTGGTATCCTGATCAAGAGCCAATATTGGTAGACTGATGGTCGTCATTCCATCCGTAGTAACGCCAAGATTGAATCCTGAAAATACCGAATCGACGAACTGTTCTGATTGCGTAATATCAGAATAAACGTGTTCGATGGTGTAGTAATCACGTACATGCCCAAAGGTTGGGGTAGTTACGCTCTTCCCAACTTCGGTAATAGTAAACGCACTTCCAGCGGATTCAGCAACGGTCATGGTTCCATTCAAAAATACACCAATCAACACAAGTTCAGTCAATGACGTAATGAGAATATTGTTATCATTATTTCCAGGTTCAGCCAACCCAGTAATACGAACCACTTTACCAACTCTAAGGCCATCTGTGATAAAGGTTGCCGTGGAACTTGAAGTTAATGTGATCGTACTGGTAGTTCCTGATACTGTGATATCTGAATCAGGACCACCAACCACTGCTGATGCAAATGTACCTCGAAGTACACTCGCAATAGGTTCCTGGTATGTTCCTGGTGAAAGCTCTCCAGAAAGAGTACCAGTTACTGCCTTGACTCCAAGACGTGCATCTCGAAGCTGTTGTGAAGCATTTATTTCATTTGATTCAAACAGGGATCTTCCCATGTTCAAATCACTGGATACTCGACGAAGTATCTGAGCATCAGCGGACGTAGCTTTGACTTTCAAAGCGGCCTGTTTTTTAAAAACGACCGATTCAAATAAATCACCTGCAATAGTCATAAAAAATTCCTTTATGCAAAAACATTAGCGTAAAATGGGATCTTTAATACGATCCGCCATCTGTCCTTATCTCTAATTCCAGGCATTATTTCTGGGGTATTTTTTATAACTATTACCTGTCCAGAATTGGTGAATGATGTTCCTCTTTTAAAAGTAGTTTTAATAAGCTCCGCTCTTGTATCCGCCTCCAACGTACCTACTTGAAGTTGGTACATTAAGGATACCTGTAAAAACCCCTGTTGCCGAGTAAGTACAGTACTACCGCTTCCACCTATAGCTGGATTTTTTGGTGTAGCAAATAACAAGTTCACCATTTGATAAGGAACATCATTAACTGGATTGAAACCAGTATTCTCCCAAACTGTTGCCAAAAACGGCGTAATACCATCCAATGCACTTTCTAAGGCTCTACGAATAGCTAAATTGCTCATACTGGAACAGACCTCTCAAGCAATCCGTTAAAATCCATAATAGCCAAACTAACTATTCCACTTGGAGCCTGGGAGCTATGACCATCTTCCAATCGTTGAGCATATGGGGCCATGTTAACTATCCAGTGCATCCCAGCTACGGGAGCATTAAAAATACTCCCTCTAATCCTAAATTTAGTCGCTTCCCCGCTTGAATCAGTGGTGGAAAGTTCTGTGTTTGGTGCTGCATTAAAACCATGTTGCCATTGAGACCGAAAATGCCCACCAACATATCCTGCTGGAGCGTTCGTTTGCCACAGATCTGGGTTTCCAACTGGAGACCGTTCCACCAGTTTTGCGCTGAACCTAAAAAGGACAGTTCGTATAGTTAAATCAATATCATTATTTAGTTGTCTAATCTCGTTTCTTAATGATGCTGAAAAATTAGCCATTACGCAACACCAAATCATAAAAAATAACTGTTCCTCCCGGATTCAATTCCTTGATATTGATAACGAGAAAAGTATCTGCACCAACAACTAATTTATCTAGCAAACTAGGAGCAACATCGACTTTTAACAAACACTGTTTATCGTTAGCTGAGGCTAACGTATCATTTTGAAGGCTTTGCCCGATTAGCCGTCCACTTAGTTCAAAAATAACACCTATAACTGCGTTGTCTGCGCTGGACACTGGAACTAGCCCGGTAGCTGGATCATAGGCCCCCTCAGTCTCTACCCTCAATGTCATAGCCCGTCCAAATTTTGTTATTAGCCGGGTGGCTGTAGAAACACTTTTTGAGTAATCAAAAATAGACATATTAAGAACGAATTAAATTAACAGTTGATCCGCTGGAACTAAAAAATGCTGATAGCAGTCGATCAACCTGAGTATATTTTGTTTCGCTAGTAGCGAAATCATTAAACTCTGTTTCAATAGGTCCAATTTTCTCCCGTTTAATAGACTGTTCTGTATTTGGAAGGAGTTCTCCAATATGAGCCTGCAAAGCTAGTTCAGCCGAGGCATTGGCAACAATAATTGGGACAATATCTGATTCGACTAACCAATGATTGGTTACTACTCCAACCCGTGGCCAATCAAGAGCTTGGGTTGAGAAGACTCTAGCACCTGACCAACGCGATCCATAGGTTCCGATAATATAATCTGAAGCTTTGCGAAGAAGCTGTTCTTTTTCTGCATCAGTAGCAATACCTGCCCAAACGGTATTGCCTCTCGATATAAAATAAGCATCAGAATCAGCTACGCTGATTAGCGTTTCAGAATTACTCTTACCAGAGCCATCTTCGACGATAATAGACATTAATTATCTACCAGTAAAAGTTGAAAATCAACAGAAATATCACCAGTACCAGTACCAAATACTCCCATAAATCCAAGATCTGAAGGACCTTTGAATGGCCCAAGCGGTGATTGGAATACTTCTGAATCTTTACCAGTGATTCCGATGTTCTTCTGGATCATTTTTAGTACCCCAGTAAAAGGGATAGTTACATCATTGATATTCTGACGTTCAAACAGGAAAACGTCAGCAGACTTTACGGAATCAACCGTAATATTCCGGCTAAACATATATGCTGTTTTATTTATTGGAATACTCGTAACACCTATTTGCGATTGAGCCAATGGGAACGGGCTATTTGAGATTAAAGCCCATGTTTGACCTCCGCCAGCCTCTCTAAGTGTTATGGCTCCTAAATGTGAGCCAGTTATTTGATCCGCGTAAGTTCCAGAAGTTAATAAGCTTAGCCTATAGGCGCGTATCAGTGGGATCGGAATTGATACAGGGATAGTCCCATTCATTTCAACAATCTGGACTATCTCATTGAAATTTGCATCTAATCCAATAATTTCAATAGTACGACCACCAGTCCCTAGAAAGGTATCATTACTATTATTTGACAGAATTTCCAATGAAACAGTTGTTGTTGGTGTACGATAAAAACCGCTCTGAGTAACCGGAGTAATGTTAGTTCCTATCGATGAAGTACCAAACTTTGTGATTATTCTGGTACCATCAACTAAACCGGCAACACATTGCGTCTTAAAAAAAACATCGTCTGTACGGAGGGGATTAACATTTGACGGATTTTCAATTGATTTAAACTCAGTATCGTTCAAACCTTTTGTAACAAGATTATTGTATCTTACGGCTCCCTGATCTTGTCCAATATTTGCATGAAGTGTCACTATTTCTTGACCTTAGTTGTAACTTTAGGTTTGGTTACAATTTTAAGCACGTCTTTAAAAAGTTTAACACCATTGGGTACTTTGTCAGCATCTTGGACAAAGTACCCACCAGGAGCTTTTGAACAGGACACTTTTACGGTTTTCAACATTACAGTTCAGGAGGGATAATTTTTCCTCTCCTGCCTCTGATTTATAGATTTTTGGATTAACCTAGGAGTTTTATGAAATATTCTGGATTAGCGACCCCGAATCCCCAAGCCATAGCAACTTCAATAGTAACTTGCCGATATTGAGCATACATACTTACCTCAAATGCCAATCCAGTAACCGGGTCCTGAATCATGGTTCGATCCACGGCAATATCTCCACCAGATGGAAGTGCTGGCGCACGGGTACCAAGTACAATAGCTGACCGATTGAAAACCAGATTAGGAATATGGTTAGCCACGATAGTAATCGCAATAGCGGATGCATCAAGTGCGAACTCCAAACCAGGAGATTGTAGTTCGATAGTACCTGGAGCTGCTACACCAGTTTTGACGACATACTGAGTAGGATCGCCAGCAAAAGTAATAACGTCACCGGCCAAAACTGTACCAGTGCCAGTAATAATCGGAATCTCAGTAGTACCTATAGCAAAACCAGTTGCACTGGTAGTATAGGAAGAACCACCACCTTTTGTAAAAGCACCGAGTCGTTTTGTTTTGTGGATATCGAAACCCTCAACCTCACCAACAATACCACGGCGCAACAAATCATCGGTACCAGCTTCATTCATTCTAAATAAAGTGGATTGAATGCCAGACAGATTACTCATGGCTGTGGAACCCAAAACCATCTGACGGTCCATATCAGGGGCGCCAAGATCATCAAGAATAGCATTTGAATTGGAAAAGTCAGTCAGTAAGTTCGCAGTACCAAACGGGGTAGTGCCAGCAACACCAACAGCTCGGGAAGCCTGGGTATGAAGACTCAATAGGTCTGTTTCGATTTCATTCGTAAGAGCGCGAATACACTCGGCAAAATTCTGCTGAGTAATATTCTCAAACATGCCGGAATTACGAATACCCAACTCTTCTTCGCCAGTAAAAATAAAATCGGATTTTTTAGCCTTAGATATAGTAACCACGCGGTTGGAAATATCAGTGTCGGCACCGACTGGGGAGGTAGCAGCAGCAGCAATTTCAGAAGTAGATTTTGGTGCGACCACTGGGACATTGATAGTTTCACCCTTAGCCCCCTGCTCGATATTAGAGTCACGATTTACAGCACTTATCATGCCAACACGTTCGCGTTGAGTGATCTTTAGTGATTTATAAAGATCTGGGATTACTGCGTCTAGGGAGTTAGCCATTGATTTTTTTTACCTTTAAGTTATTAAGCCTCCACCGTCGACAAATTTGCTACGCTCAATTTGGGACATATTGTCGAAACGATCTCGGCTAAGATTTGCACCATTTTTTTGATTACCAGCTCCGCCATTAACACCTATTCCACTGGATTGCACCCACCAATGAGGTTTGGTTTCCTTTAAATTTTGCAACCATTCATTCGGTTGAAGAGGAGTTTTTCCATCAGATCCTGGAATAGTAAAACCGTTCTTATCAACGATAGCAAGAGAGCCATCTTTTTGCATACTGAACAAGGAACGTCCTTGAATTAAAGCATCATCAACTGCTGGTGGAATAAGCTTCTGCTTAGCTGCAGCATCCCGAATAATTGTATCTATACTGAGATCTGCCAAACTGGTTTTAAGAATAACCTCATTTGAAGTCAAATCAGTAATTTTCGCATCACGAGTTGCCAATTCTGTGTCAAAATGTTTCTGCATCGCAGAACTTCGAAGAGACCAAACCTCCTCTAGCTTGCCATCAGCGATTAGCTTGGTTTCCTCGCTTTTATTAATATTGTTCATCATTTCGCGAATCTTATCTGCATCGAGGCCGTCAAACTTTTTCAAACTATCAGAAAGTATCTTTTTTTCTTTGAGAACATCATCCCTGTTAGATTTCAAACCAGAAATTGCCTCTTCAACGGCGGTTGATATTGCCTCTTTCGCCTCTTTTGATGTCGCGTCAAACTTCTGTTTATTCGTATTTTCTAGCATTACTTTATCTCCTGATAACGTAAAATTAACTGTTTCTACAGTTGCATGATAATTTATTTATAATTTAGAATATATTGTAACGCAAGAAAAAATATAGATTAACATTCCGTCCAAATTTTTCCGTCCGAATTTTTATTGCTTCCAATGGTCTGAGATTTTCAATGGTTTAGGATATTTCTGATTCTATTTTTTTACGAAGCTCAACAATGGTTAATTCTCGCCCCCGTCCATTTGTTAAATCGGATAGGGTTATCTTGTTGTCTCGCCAAAGCTTTGCTCTGCCGGGACCGAGAGTATCATTTTGAAATTCTTTAGATTGGCGGTCAAGAAATGAACGAAAAGTAGTGCCTCCCTGTTGCTGAATCACCGTTCCATTAACTACAGAAGGTCGTGTGCCTGCGGATGGTTCAGGTAAATTAATACCTAGCTCATCAAAAGATTTAGTAACTGGAACGATAATACAACGATCGTTAAAATGAATGGGAGGTCGGCGGAACTGAACACTGTGACCAATTGGGGTATGATCAGCGTCATTCTTCCAGCGTTTATCATCCATAGGAATACATAGTTTACAGACTCTATTATCTAGCGTTGTTAACCATTTTAATTCTTTAATTACATCGTCGTTGCGCTCAAATACCTCAACTCTCACGTTATTGCTTACAGCGGATATGGAAGTCTGTATTAGAGATTGAATATTAGATTTACTTACCTCCAGTGTATCTCTAAGGCTACGCGCCATCTGGGTTGGAGTATCACCAAGGGCAAGACCTTCCCTTACAACTTGCTGGAAACGCTTTTGTACATCTGTTTCTTGCTTATTCCACCAATCAGCAGAAGGTAATCCTTCTATCAGGGTATCGGTTGCGACAGTTCGCAAAAATGCTGCCGTTGGTGCTGCTACAGAAATTTCAATAGGAATAGAATTTTGAATTGCTTTCTGAGAAAATTCAGACTCTATATCTACTAGATCATCAAGTACCTCATCAGCAGTATTTTTAGCTTCTACATAAACACTTTTAATTATTGCGTCAGTCTCTTTAAATAGGTGGCCTAAACGCTGCTTCTTGAACTCGGTAATATCATCGATATAAAGCTCATTAACTAACCGATTACGCATTGATTTAAGAAGTTTTATTATATCACGTTTAGTACCAGATTCTACTCGATTAAGTTGCAGAATATGAGCTATTACGTTATCAGAAAGTTTTACGTTTTTAGACATTTCAAGTCACGAATGTAGGAGGCTGCTCATAGATATCTGCTTGCTCATCATCAAATTTTTTGCCAGCTTTAATAATCTCACCTTTTTCCAAGTTATAATGATATGTTTGTTTTGAAATATCACCAGATTGGCGTGCTTTACCAAGAGCATTAAGCATCTGTGGATCCATAATTTCAGGAGAGAAATCTTTGTTTAAATGAATCTTAATATCACTACCGTCAACCTCCTCCCAAACTGCTATCCATTGAAGGAGTTGTTCAAACCCAAGCTTTGCAGTATCTACAATATCCATTAAGACCGCCAGATCGGAATTTTGTTGAAGGCGTTCTGTTTCAGCCGCAATGTTGCTTCGCTTGCGACCATCAAGAAAACGCGCGCCCATAGAAGCTATAGTAGCAGTCTTATCTTGCATTGCTTCTCGCTGCGCCCCCATACCTGCTCCTGATATTTCAAGCATTGAAGCAGTTGCGCCATGAGGTAATATCCAGGCTACTGCTGATCCGATCATAAGATCAAGCTGATCTTCTAATCCAGTGACTACAGGAGTTGGCTGACCGACCAAGAAAAGAGCCTGTTCACGATCTGCGCTGTTACGATAAAGAGCAAGGGACATGTTAGCCATCCCTAGAAGAGGAGGCTTATCAACTGCTGGGCTTAGATGGCTGGCACCGAAGAAAACGAACGGGATATATGGGATTGGTTCTCCGGAAATTGTTGGGCGAGGCATTACTTCCTCAATAAAAACGGATTCGGTCCCTTTAACTTTTTTGGATTTCGCATCTTCACGCCATTTAGATCCGGTATAAAAACCGTCTTGATCTAAACTAAGCACAATAAATACTTGTTCAAGCTTCATAATAAACGGATCAGTTGAAACGTTCTCATTTTCAATAAGTACAACCAAAGATAATACGCGACGGCCATCATAAAAACGTTCTTGCCAGTTGATAATCTGCTCTGGTTTGTAACTAACCAGCTTAGTTTTACCACTGTTACCGGGACGGTCAACCAACACTCCATAACGTGCCAACGTAACCTGTGATGTCACAGTTTGTTTAATGAGCATACTCAACGGTTGACCACTTGGAGTAGCGGATTTTTTTAAATAATCGAGTTGTTCAGGTAATTCAAAAAGAGTATCCTTGCGCATTACAGTGCCAACTGAGCTACTTATTGCACGACCAAGTATATCTGCGTATACTGCCCTAGACAAATATGCTTCATATGCTTCTGGTTTATTTTTCTGACCAGATGGTTTAGGT